TACTCTTACATCATTAAATGTTTGTGTTTCTGTTGTTATATAAAAACTATTGTCTTCAATATTTTGATAATCAGATATAAGAACATAATTGTCCGTATATAATGTAGATGTTGTATCAGATGTATCATAAGTCTGTTGTTTCAATTCACCTTCGATTAGATTTATTTCATAAGGAAACATCGATGTTGGTGTTAATGTTATCTCGTCTGCTGTAACAAAATTAAAATCTTCAAATGTAACTTTTGAATATTTTGGTATAAGAATATTACCAACACTTTGTACGGGATTGCCGTCACCGTCAACTAACGTGAGATCAGAAGTACCAGTAGCACTTACTATTCTTCTTGGACGATAACCAAGAAAGTTTGCTAATGCACCCACAGATGTAGTTAACTTTGCAGTAGATAGAAAGGATTCTTGTGTACGTCTTTCCAACATATAGTGAAGCTGGTCGGTAAGAGCAGCGACCAATTGAATAAGTACTTGTCCAGTAGATGATTGATAAGCGTCCTTCCATTCACCCTTCGCTTGAACAAGTCTTGTTACTTCCGCAACAAGATCATCAAAGTTATATTTTGTAAAATCATATGCCATTATGTTATTTCTCTTTTCTGGAAGAATCCTTCGATATCATCAATCACTGCTGCTCCATCATAAAAATCATAATAGTCGGGTATAGATGGAATAATTAATTCTTGACCCATAACAATTTCGTTAATAGGATCTGTAATTCCGTTTGCTTGTGTTATTAACCACCAGTAATCAACTGTTTGATAATTCAAATAAGAAATCAAATCAATTCTGCCAACACAATATTGTGGAACAACAAAATTTTCATATCTTTTTGCTTCATAAATTGGCAATAGAGTATCCAAGTAATCAACTTCTTTGTTACCATCTACCAATTTTGTTTTATATAAAGAATGTCTTTTTGATAACATATTACACCAATGGTTTTACTTTTCCTATGAAACTGTCTGATATACCAGAAGATCTTAAAACATAATATACATATATTATATATATGTTTCTGTCATGATCTGCTTCGACAGAAACATTAGATATTCTTATTCTGTCTTCCCATGTATTAATAGCTAATTCGATTTCATCTTCAATAATAAAAGCAGTCGCATCATCTAGTGGTTCAAATAAAATACTTTTTAATCTACTTCCAAATTCAGGGAGCATTATTCTTTCGCCGGGAACAGTAGAAAGTATTGTTTTAATTGATTGATCTACTGCCGCAGAATCATAGACCTTTTTTACATTACCGTCTGATTCAATAGTTAACTTAAAATGTAGATCTGAATATAGTTTTCCCGTTGCCATAGTTATTATTTATTAATTAAGATTTATCGTAGTAGCAGTCACGTTTACATTACCTGATACGGTTAAATCTGAATCCCCTCCGACAACTATATTTCTTTTTCCGGTTATTTCCACATCACCTTGACCTTCAATTTTCAGTTTATGATTGCTTCTTACCGTAATATTCTGGTTTCCTTTCACTTCATTATTATCATTTCCTGCTATTACTGTAGTCTTGGTGGCAACAACGTGTTCAACTTTATTACCTGAATTATCTATTTCTTCTCTGGTTCCAGATGGATGATAAATATGAATCCTCACCTTTCCGTCTGTATCATCCAATTCTACGAGTATACCCTTCTCAGAACGGTATACACGGTTGTTTGGATAGACGGCGGCATATGCACTAACTGGTTCGCTGAATGCCCCACCGTTCGCTGTAGGGACGCTGGTAGAACGTGCTTCATTAATATTGGTTACTTCTATGTCTGTCTTTCTGGATAAAGTAGGAATATCTGGATTATTATTCTCAATAGAAGGTGCGCCAGCAAAATAGACAGGAAATCTGAAATCTCCGTTTTCGAAAAATAGAAAGACATGAGAATTAACCAAGGGAATATTGACCCCCCCTACGTTTGAATATCCTCCCATTTGTGGATCAGCAAAGATTGCCCACGGCAAGTCTCGGTCATCAACACCTTCGAACATAGGATACACACGAATTTGTATCCTACCACTTTTCTTGGGATCATTGTTATTGACTACGATACCTCTGTAGAATCCGTCGTATCTGTCAGTAACCTTTTCTCTATCTTTAAAATGGTTATACATTGAAAAATTCTTCTACCGGGTATTCTTTTTCATCACCATAGTCATCTGTATATGGAATAGTTTCTGGCAATCCATCAATCAACTTCTTGAAATCTTTCTTGATCATCTGTGATGTTCTCGAAATACTCTTTCTTCCTTCCTTTTCAATCTGTTGTGGAGATTTTCTTTTAAGTCTTCCCATAAAAGATTTCCATCTTGATACTCTAGGTTTACCGGCAATTTTTTCATATTCCTTGGTCATATGAATTATTTTTGCTGCTGTTTCAAGACTCTGTACCATCTTGAATTGATTGAATCCCAATGCAGCAGTAGCAAGCGCAACAGTACCAACAAAGACTGCGCCTATTGGTCCTGTAAGAAACAAAGCGGCATAACCCAAAGCACCTGTTAATGCTGTTAATGATACTGCTTCAAATCCGTGTGATATTCTTTCCCATAATAGGTGTTTAGAACCAGAACTAAGAATTATGTCATTGCTTTTAATAATCAGTGCAAGCTTTCTTTTAATCCTTTCAATATCTTTTTCTGTCAATCGTTGATTTCTTTTACCTATAAGTATCCCAAAATCTTTCTTACTGAAAACATCACGAAGCAAAGCAAGTTCATCATACGCATTTGTCAATGTATCAAGTTGAATTATGGCATCCTCAAGACCCAATTCTCTTGACTCAAGTAACATCTTTTTTTCTTCGTAATCAAATACTTCGTTAAGTTTCATTGTTTAAATCCTGTCTTATTTATTTAGAACTTTTCCTGTTTGAGTCTTAACTAATCCCTTTTTATTAACACCATTTATTCCTGCTCTGGATAATGATATATGAGAGAGGAATTGATTATTATCAAATTGAAATTGATGTGCAATTCTGCTTATCATCCAATATCCAGAATAATTTTCATTAACAATCTCGTTTGAAAATTCTGTATTAGGTATAAGCAATGAAACAATATCACCGATATGTAAATTAACATCACCTTCAACAACAATGGTTATTTTTTGTACAGAATTAGTAACATTTGATATCTTTGAATCAACCACATTTTGAGTCAATATATCCCTGCCACCGTAAAATCTTTTATCAGCAAGTTCGTGTGATGTTGCAATAAATGCCCAATCTGATAATTGCTTTTCGTCTGAATCAGAATATTTGCGTTTTTTGTTTATATACTTTTTGGTATCATAATCAAAATAATAATAATCTAGTCCAAATCCACCTTGCTGTAGAACTGGAACATAATCTTGTTTAATCAAAATATTCTTAAAGAATTCTTCTCCATCCTTTGGGGCAGACATATAAAAAGTTTTCTTTGGTTTATTGTTTTTAATTGTATCAATAGTTTTAAAGAAAAAATCACCATTAAACTTAACGCCTATTTCATATCCTCCTATACCATTTTGATTAATGGCATTTTTCGAAATCCATTTAAGCATATGAAAATTAGTCCAATCTGGTTGAATAATATTGAATTGTCCGATTGTTTCTTCTACTTCAATATTATCAAATCCAATTTCTTCTGCTATTTTATTAACCACATAAGAATATTTTTTATTATTCCATGACCGCGAATGTGTTGTTTTTATTAATTTATTCCAAGTATTTGAAATAAAATTTACATCCATTGCAACATTCTCTGTTTTACCAACAGACATGTTTTGCATTTCTGTAACAGATAATGAAAAAGAAGATTTATCGTTATCTTGACTTGATTTTCCTATAAACAAATCATAAGTAGAATCAGGTGAAATATAACTTCTATTAATAAGATCTCCGAGTCCGTCTATCATTTTAATAGAAAGAACAGAAGACGCAGTATCAATGTCTTCTATGATAGAAAAACTTTTAATATCTGTGATATGCATCAACGAGTCATGGAGAGATTCAAATCTTAAATAATATTTTCCGCCCCATTCTTGTTCAATTATTTTTACCGGATCTGCCATTATTAAAAATTGCCTTTTCTATATGACCTATCAGTAATAGAAAATGAATCAATAAGACGATCTTTAACTAATGGATCTTGTGGAGTAATTGTAACAGAAGCAGTAGCACTCATTGGAAAAAATTCTGAATCCAAAACATTACTAAAATTTATATTAACATTAGAAAGAAAACATTCACTTAATTTAAATGTATTTCCAAACCTAACAGAAACTAAACCCGGTGTTCTTATATATTGAATTAAATCACTAATACTAGAAGCAGTTTTATTTCCTGTTATTGAACTGTGGATTTGATCAACAGCAACCTCCAATGATGCAAATTCTCTTAATTTTTCTAATACTGTATCAACTGTTTTTTCGCTTGTTCCAACCGCCATATGCATTAATTTAAAACATGGCAAAACAACTTCATCAAAACCAGAATAGAAAGCATCGAACTTTAAATCTATCGCAATATCTGGTTGATCTGCTCCCATAAAAAGTTTTTTCGTAATAATACCAATTCTATTCGATGTTCCGGTAGTCAATGCAAGAATTTTTGCGGCTGATCCATCAGAAGCAAATCCAGAAAATGGACTACCTATTTCACTTCCAACACCAATACCAAATGATTCAGGCAAAGGCGCTGTTACATGCATACCGTATGTTTTATCATTTATAAAAATACGTTGTCCTTTTTCTGTTCTATCTGATTCAATTCTTTTATTTACAGGCATTTTAGTGTCCTTGTGTAGCCATATAAGTACCGTATTCTTCTACAGCAGGTTTTTGTGTAATTACAGGTTGATTGTTTGTGTCTTTTCTTTGATTTGCCATTTCCATTCCAATCTTCTTGGCAAGTCTGTCTTCATCGACGGCAGATTGACCGGGATATATATTAAGTTTTGGCTGTGTAGATACCGGAACATTAGGTGATACTCCGCCTACTCTACCACCAGATTGTCTTGCATTTATAGCAGCCATGTCAGCTTCATATTTTGCCTGCATTTTTTTGTTTTCTTCTTCTCTTTTTAATGTTTCAGTTGCTTCTCCGCCCGTAAGAGTTTTGAAAAATGGAACGTTTTCTTCCATCCAAGCAACCATACGAACAACAAAACCACCAATGGCCTCTAATATTCCTGTTCCAAATACTTCATCGATTGCTTCTAATATTGGATTAACAATATATGTTCCTATTAGTCCTCCTACCGCCAAGGCAGTCCCAATAGCAGCTATAATAGTTGCTCCGGCAGCAAGTAATCCTGAACTAGCAGCAGCAGAAATTCCGGTTATAAGTAGACCAATTAATGATCTACCAGCAGTCAAAAGTAAAGGACCAGCGGCCTTAAAACTTGATGCCAATAATCCAATTAAAATTCCACCTAATATTTTTCCTTTTCCTGCTAAGAAACCAAGAAGACCCTTTCCTCCCCTACCAGAAGCTTTTTCTATATCTTCTAATTTTTCTAACTGCATTGATGATATACGTTTTGTGTCTCTCAATACTTCTACCCATTCAGCTTGTTCTTCTGGATCTAATAATTTGTTTGCAATTGCTCCTGTGTTTACAGAAGTTATTCTAGCCATATCAAGCATTTGCATTTCAATCGCACTTGCTCTCTCTTTTGCTGATCTTGCTGTTTCTGTAATTAATCCCTGTTGCATCTTTTTAGGAGTGTCTTTACTAAGAAGCATTTTTCTGAATATACCCAAACGTTTATCTTCTTCTATATAACCTTTGTCAAGCAAAGAACGAATGTCTTCTAAAGCGAATACCATTAATTCCTCATTAGTTTTTGCTTTCTTTTTACCAAAAAAGAAACCAGTTAATTTTCCGAATGCTCTAAAAGTTCCACCAACTAATTTAATTAATGTATCAACAGTGAATGCAATAGGGTGACGCACAAAGCGTTTCATCATAACTTCGTTAGCAAGAATCTGATATTGATAATATCCAAGTGGAAGGGATGATGTTATGGCAGTCATAAGATCAAATTTACCAACCAATTCTTTATGTTGTGATTTTGTTCTACCGGCTTCGTCAACCGAAAGCATATCATCGTTTTCAATCAAATCATCAAAAAAACCAGAACCACTGGCGGTATTATAAACAGGAGTTGGTTTACTTGGAGTCATACTTGTTGATGTTCCAGCTCCACTATGGTCTTCAAGAAACTTCGTAAGCATTCCATTATCTTTGGGAGCAACAACACGTTCGCCTTTGTTCAGTAAATATGAACCTTCCATTGGAACATTAGCAACACCCGCATGAAATTTACCCATTATACCTGATTCAGATGATTGAAATTGACTTTCAATCTCTTGTTGTTTCTGCATCTTTGCTTCTTTTCTTTTGGCAATGATTTCTTTGATACCAGACGTATCAACAGATTCTTTGAACATACGTCCAAATGGACCAGTAAGATATGTTAATGCTGTGTCTTGTACATCTTGTACTGCTTGTCTATTGATGATACTAACTGATTTACCAATATCAGCAATAGTCAGACTGATTTTTTTCATTACTTCTGCTTGTAATGAACCAGCTTCTTTTACATTACCAAAAGTTTTTACAAATTCTGTTTGAAATCTCTTATCATTTTTATGATTCTCTTTTAGAATCTTATATGATAATTCTGTTTGAGAAACAAGATCATCAAAACCTTTTATCTCTTGTTCAGTAGCAGATTTCTTGACAATCTTATTGGTGGTATCAATAAGTTTTTCGAGTTTCTTTTGATGATTCTTTGTTTCTCGATTAACAACACTATTTCTCCTGAAATCCTTCAGGAGATTTTTTAGTTCTTTAGAAAAATCTTCAAGATTTTCTACACTTTTCTGAAGTGCTTTTGTGTTGGAAGTATCTTCTGGCATAATTATTATAATCTATATTCTTGTTCTTCGTCATCAAAATATGTTTTAGGTAATGCAAGTTTCTTTTCAATCACATCGAATGCCTGCCTTACTTTAGTAAATCCCTTGCCAATAACTCTACCTGAATTTAAATCAAAAACAACAAATTGATTATCTCTGTCACTCGATACACTCTTTACAAACCATATTTCAAAATCAATTTTATTATCGAATGTCCATCCTGTTACAAAAACTGCTTCTTTATCTACACCAAAAACCTTTCTTACCTTCTTAGCAATATTTCCTAATATTGGAAATGAATGAAAATACTTATTAGGAAATTCAATACTTCTTCCTAGAATTGGCCCCCATAATATACTAATTTTATGTTTATCCATACGGGTATCTTTATACTCAATTATTTTATTTCCTAGCGCCTGAGCAAGTAATCCTCTTGTTGTGATTGTTTGCTCAAGAAGATCGTTAACAAATTTTTCTGATTCTTCCCATGATTCTTTCAAAAACATATTTTTGTTTATAATCTCTTGTCCTTCTGCGTACATATATTCTTGAAAATGTTCTTCATATTCCATCCAATCATCATATTCCCATTGCTTAACATCTTCATCATAATTATCCATCATCCATTGAATAAAATTAGAATCTCTTGCTAATTTTTTCCATTCTGGTTTTAATATTTGTCTTTGTTTCTGTTCTCTTTCAATATTTCTTTCGGCCTGTTCAGCAGAACGTTCGATACGACTTCCTGCGCTACCAATAGATCTACGAAGTTCTTGACTAAATTCTCTACGTAAAGATGGATCAATGTCTTCTACTTTCCATACAATATCAATAAGATTGTTAACAGCAACCAATAATTCTTCACTACTTCCGCCAACATTTTTTCCAAATCTATCGAAGATTTTGTAATTGCTGTCCAAAGTTGAATACCAGATTTCATAAACCAAATTCAAATCATCCAAATCATATCCTATAATGAAAATAGGTTGAAACTTTGGAATAATATGTGAAGGGACTTCTTTCTTACGATGAATCCAAGGAAGTCTTCTTCTCTTTTCTAGTTTACTTAACCCTGTATAAAGAACACCAGAAAACAAATCAATATGAATTGATTTAAATTTATCTCTTTCGTCTTCTGGTCTTATCAAATTTCCGATAGATTTTAGAAGGGATCTTTCTAAAAGGACTTGTTTATCTTCAGACATTAACTATTTCTCCAAAATATAAAATTATTATAGTATTTATGTAAAAAGAAAGGGGAAAGTT